GTGCAGACGGTGCCATCAGAAGAAAACAGCGCGTGAGGCCGCTCTCCGGCGGGAAAATCATCGCGTAGGCAACGCCATCGACCGGCCTGGCAACACGACGAAGAGTTAATTTTGAGCGAGAGTTCATAATGGGCAAGCGCGGACCGAAATCAGCGGCGAAAAAATACGCCGAAAGCCAGAACCAGGAACCCTACTATCCTGATGGTTACCCATGGGACAAGCCCGGATTGACCCGATCCGCTCGGGTGATCGCCTTTATCGAGTCCCTGCCGATCACCTCAGGCATCCATGCCGGTCGGAAGTTCAAACTCAGGCCATGGCAGAAAAAAATCATCCGAGCGATCTATAAGACCCGACGCGGCCGGCGGACCATCAGAACCGCCTTGCTCAGCCTGCCCCGAAAAAATGGAAAATCGGCCTTAGCTGCCGGCTTGTGCCTCGCTCATTTGCTCGGACCCGAAACCGAGGAACGCGGCCAGTGTTACAGTGCGGCCAGCGACCGCGAACAGGCCAGCATCTTATTCCGTGAGATGGAATCGATCATCTTGCGCATCCCCGAATTTGAAGCGCGATGCCATATTCAATCATTTCACAAACAGATCACCGACATGGTGACCGGCAGTATCTACCGGGCCCTGAGCGCCGATGCCAGAAAGGCGCATGGTCTGTCGCCGAGTTTTATATGTTACGATGAATTGGCGCAAAGCCGCGACCGTGAGTTGCTGGACAATTTACAGACCGGCACCGGCGCCAGGAAAGAGCCGTTGATGATCGTCATATCAACCCAAAGCCCGAGTCCTAACCATGTCATGAGCGAACTTGTGGACTATGCCATCGGCCTGGATGATGGCACCCTGCCCCCGGACCCATCTTTTTTCGGGTGCGTCTACGCGGCACCGGCCGATTCCGATCCGTGGGACCCGGACGTCTGGAAAGCATGTAATCCTGCCCTGGGTGATTTTCGGTCCCTGGAAGAAATGAAGCAATTTGCCGAGCAGGCCAAGCGCATCGCCACGAAAGAGGCCACCTTTCGCAACCTATATCTCAATCAGCGGGTGGATGCCGAGGCGCGATGGATGTCAACGGCCGACATCGATGCTTGCACCCTTGCCGACTTTCCGGACCTCTCCGGCCGGCCGTGCTATGGTGGCCTGGACCTGTCATCTACTCAGGATTTGACGGCATTCGTCCTTTGCTTCCCACCGCAGACCGATGAGGACCCGTTCTGCGTCCTACCGTTCGCATGGGTGCCATCAGAGGCCATCAGGGAACGCTCTCGTGCAGACCGCGTGCCCTATGACGTATGGCAGCGCCAGGGATTTATTGAGGCCGTGGCGGGGTCCGTGATTGACTACGGGCCGATATTGGCGCGGATCGATGAACTTGCCAAAAAATATGATCTCCGGGCCATCGCCTTTGACCGATGGGGAGCATCCAGAGTTGTGAACGATCTGACCGAGGCCGGCATGACAGTGCTCGAGTTCGGCCAAGGTTTTTCCAGCATGAGCCCACCCTGCAAGGAGTTGGAAAAGTTGATCCTGGAGCGGAAAATTGCATACCCGGAACATCCGACCCTCAAATGGTGCCTGGGCAACGTCATTGCAGAGGTGGACCCGGCCGCGAACGTGAAATTCTCGAAAGCCAAGTCCCGTGAAAAGATAGATCTGGCCGTGGCCCTGGTCATGGCCCTGGACGGCGCCATCAGGAACCAGGTCAAAAAGGTGGAGCCGTCCCTTCTATGGCTGTGATAAAAATCGCTTGACATTTATGTAATAAAAACCTATTAGGATAACATAATTGTAATTTTCCGTCAAGGCGATGGCTGGCGCCTGATGGGAAGCACGAGGAAAGAGGCCGTGCGGGGCCGCACCTTCGCACGCGCCTCTTTTCTTTTTTTGAAAGGATGCTCATGGAAAAACGAACGTTTCAAATCGAGGTCGGATCGATCCGCGATGCCGACCAAAGAACCGTAGAAGCCACCCTCAGCACGACCTATCCCGTAAGACGCTACGATGGAGAAGAAGTCCTCTCTCATGACCCAGATGCCATTGACCTGAGCCGTGCCCCCTTACCGCTTATCAACTCACACGATGCGCGATCCCTGCCCGTGGGCATCGTCGAAAGTCTCCAGGTCGTAGGAGGCAAGCTGCGTGGATTACTTCGCATCAGTAAATCACAAGACCGCATATGGGGAGACATTCAAGACGGAATACTTCGCAATTTATCCATCGGATATTTCATCAAAGAGAAGAAGAGGACCGCCAAGGGTTACCTTGTGACCAAATGGCAACCCTATGAATGCAGCCTGGTGGCGGCCGGCGCGGACCCGGCTGCTGGTATTGGAAGATCGATCTTTACTACCATTAGAAAGGGAAATGCTACCATGGATTTAAACGACATTTTGAAAGCAAAGAAGCGGGCCGTCGATGAACTCACCGAGATGGCCATGACCGAGAACCTGGACGAAGCCGCGACCGCTCGATTCGATGAGTTGAAAGGCGAAATCCGCACCCTTGACAGCCGCATCGAGGCCATCGAGATGGCCAAGGCCGGCAAGGAAGACCTCGCCAAACGCTCGGGCACCTTCAAGCCCGAGTTGGATAAAAAGCAGGACCGGACCATCCAGTTCGAGGGTGGACCGGCAGCGGACCGCTCCTACCGTGGCATGTTCGGTGAATTGCAGCGCGATGACTCCGAGTTGGAGAAGTTCAAGCGCGCCATGATCGAGGGCGTCGGATCGGCCGGCGGTTTTTCCGTACCCGATCCCCTGGCAGCTCAATGGCTTGACGAAAGTCTTCAGAACGAGATCATCCGCCCGAGGGCAACCGTGTGGCCGATGACCAGTTCGTCCCGCACCGTGCCAGGTTGGGATGGCAAGGACCAATCCGCCGGTCTGCTATATGGCGGTTTCGCCATGGAGTTTTTGGCTGAAAATGCAGAAGCCACCCCGCAGAACGGCAAGCTGCGCTCGATCGTACTGCAAGCCCACAAGGGCGCCATCTTTTGTGACATCTCCAACGAGCTGCGCGAGGACGGTCAGGGTTTCGAGAGTCAACTCGAAATGGCGATGAAGAAATCCATCTCCCTGGGTTTAGATTACTACTTCATGCAAGGCAGTGGGGCCGGGCAGCCTCAAGGTATCCTGAACAGCCCTGCATTGGTGACCGTGGAAAAAGAGACATCCCAGGGCGCCGACACCATCATCTTTGCGAACGTAGGCAACATGTTCGCCAGGATGTACCCCGCCGGCCGCTCAAAGGCCGTTTGGTTGGCCAATGAAACGACGATTCCACAACTGCTCTCAATGTATGTCCCCATCGGTGACAGCAACGGCGAGGCCGTGCCCGTGTTCAAGGAAACGTCCGGCGGATTCAGCCTTTTGGGCAGGCCTGTGATTTTTACCCCGGATTTGCCCGTTTTGGGAGATGCCGGAGACCTGGTGTTCGTTGACCTATCTCAATACGCCATCGGCCTCCGCAAAGACCTGCGTTTGGAGAAGTCGAACATCCCCGGATGGTCAGCCGATTTGATGTCCTATCGCGTGATCGTTCGTGTTGATGGTATGGGCACCTGGAACACCTACATCAGCCCGAGAAACGGCGACCCCTTGAGCTGGTGTGTGACCCTGGCCGAACGCGCTGAAGGATAACCAAACGGGGCGGGTGACCGCCCCTTTTCTTTGAGGTGTCTATGAGTTTGTTTGACTTTCTAAAGCGCCGTTCAGCTTCATGGGCACGCTACGATCAGTATCATGCCGGAGATGAAACGACATCCGGCGCCCGGGTGACCGATGATACCGTGATGGGCATCCCTGCCGTGTTCGCATGTATCCGGGTCCTGGCCGAGTCCATCGCAAGTTTGCCGTTGATCTGCTACGAGCGCACCGAAAACGGCGACCGGCATCGAGCGAGGAACTTTTCGCTTTATCGCATCCTGCATGACATCCCCAACCCGTTGATGACGGCATCCGAGCTGTGGGAAATGATGGCCGGGCACCTGGCCCTCAGGGGAAACGCCTTTGCCTACATCGAGCGCGATGCCGGGGAAGTGGTGGCCCTGTGGCCATTGCATCCGGGGCGGGTGTCCGTCGAACTGAAGGACCGGGACCTGATTTATACTCATCAAAACGATGGCCAGGAGCGCAAATATCGAAGCGATGAAATCTTGCATATCCGTGGCCTGTCCTCTGATGGGATCACCGGTTACAGCCCCCTGGCCATGTGCAGGAACACCTTTGGCAGCGCCATTGCGATCAGGGAATACAGCGCCAAATACTTCAAGAACGATGCCTCACCTGGTGGCATCTTGACCACTTCCGCAGCCCTGAGCCCCGATCAGACCAAAGCGATCCGCGAGGGATGGAACAAAGGTTTCCAGGGGTCCAAGCGTGCCCACAAGACGGCCGTCCTGGGCGGTGATCTGAAATGGCAAGCCGTGGGCATCTCTCCTGAAGACTCGCAGATGATCGACTCCATGAAGTTTAGCGTGGTCGAGATCGCCAGAGTTTTCCGGGTGCCTCTGAACCTGGTCATGGACTATGAGCGATCCACGTATTCGAACGTCACCGAGCAGAACCGCAGTTTCCTGACCCATACCCTCAGGCCATGGTTGACCCGCATCGAGCAGGCCGTCTTCAAGTCCCTGCTGACCGAATCAGAAAAGAAAAGATACTTCGCTGAATACCTGACCCACGATCTGCTGCGCGGCGATACCAAGACCCGATATGAGTCCTACAAGATCGCCCTGGACGCCGGTTTCATGACCAAAAATGAAGTCCGGCGGGCCGAGAATATGAATGCCATCGAGGGCGGCGATACTCTCGCCACCGAGTAAGCCGCCCCCCGCCGGCCGTGGGAGCGGCGCGGCCGGCACCCCCCTTCACAATTTCCAGCCGATCAAAGGAGCAACCCCATGGAACATCATGCACTTTGCGCGGATTGTAAGAAACGGGCTCGATGCAAACGCCCCTGCAAAGAGGTCGAGCGCATCCTATCGGCCGATAATCGTCGAACGATGGAAAAACATTATCGTGATTCGATCACGCTCTATCCGAAGACTCACGAAGTCCATTTCACCGAACTGAAGGAATTCACCGATGGACTGCGAACAACTGTCGAGGACTTCACATATGACGATCTGCCAGAGTTCAAAACCGAGGACCTACGCCTGAAAAAGACGGCCGTGTTCGTGGACCGCTTTTTCAACCGGATGCCGGTTTCCCTTTTGGCCGATAAATATGGCGTCGAGGAAAACAGCATCGTCTCCTTGTACAAGCAAGCCCTGGAGCATGTGGAAAAGATTGTCGAGGCCTTGGACGCCAGACGCGAGGGTGTCAAAGCCACAAAGCCCGACAAGTTCAACGACGATCAGAAATTTTTCCTATTGTCTCATGTGTTCGGATTCCCTCAAGCCGAGGTGGCCAGAATGTTCAACCGGGACCGGTCCGTGGTGAACCAAAAGGTCAAGCGGATGGCCGACCGCTACGAGGCCTTATTCGATGGCCAGGAACTCCAGGAAGAAACCCCTATCCAGGACCCGCATATTAATGGCAAGCTGACCCGTGCCGAGGTCGTTGAAATGGTCGAGCATTACGTCGATCAAGGATTGTCCCATCGCCAGGCATTTTTGAGGATTGCCGAACGTTACGCTCAGGTCGTCAGGCGGCCGGTATCTCACCGAGGGATCGAGTCTCGATACTATAAGGCGATGGCTTGCCCGGCATGAGTTGGCTAACAATTAGCCAAATTTACCAAAAAATAAGGGGTCGCATTTTTGGTGCAACCCCTTGTTTTTATTATGGTGGAGATGAGGGGGATCGAACCCCTGACCTCAGCGTTGCGAACGCTGCGCTCTCCCAACTGAGCTACATCCCCGAAATGTGGGC